TGCCCAGAGCGGCAAATATCCTGGCCAGCGGTTCACCTTCCTCCAGCAGCAGCCGGATGCCTTTTATCCACCCGGTGATTCCGGTGATGACGTTTCCCATCGCGGGCAGGAAGTGTTTGCCGATAGATACCCCTGCCTCATAGAAGTGCCTGCCCAACGAGCGCATTTGCTTGCCCGGCTCTTTCATCGCCACAACGTAAGCACCAGAAATATTGATGCCTTCCTTGAGGACAGCATTTATCATTCCTTGGATACGTTCTTGTGAAGTCAGCTCTTCAGTCGTTTTGTCGATGCTGGCGGCATAGATTTCCATGGCCTTTCCTGCCATGATGTTGAGCCCAGCCGTTCGCAGCACCCTGGTATTCTGGGTCAAGATACCGTGCATAATCCGGTCCAGCGCATCTGATGAATCGCTCATTGAGAGCACAGCAGAATCTTGTGCAACTCTGGCGATGTCAGTTGCCATTGCGGCATCGAGTTGGTACCTGGCAAATTGAGCCAGCAGGCCCTGAGCCACGTCGGTCCGAATGCCTAGCTCTTTCATGGCTATGACGTTCTTGTCGATTTGCTCAGTTGTCCACCCGGCTCGTTCACCCAACAGCTTCAAGACCACGTTCAGCTCAGATACTCTTGCCGCTGAAATGGTCAACTTCCCTAGTCCTAGCGTGAGTCCAGCGATTGCCGCTGTGGCAGCAATAGCTGCTGCCGCCATAATCTTCAGAGTTCCTACAACCAGTTTCTTGATGGATGCTGCAAATCCCCTGGTCTGGCCCTTTGCGTCTTTGAAGGATGCTGCCAGTTTCCTTGTATCCCCCTCAATGGGGACAACGATGGTTGGCGTTTTGATTTTACTTACCATCAGCTCACCTCAAAGATATTTCTTTGCCGCCTGCTTCTTTGTTGACAACTTTGATGAGAGCGAACATCTCATCGGGCGTGGTGGCGGTCCCTAGTGGTGTTTTCGTTTCTGTTCTGGATAGCTCCTGCAAGTAGGGCATAAAATCGGTCGGTCCATACATTGGGCTTCCACGTTTCCGCATCCATGCGTTCGCAAACAAACTTGAAAGCACCCCGATGCGCAGGTCAGCCCTTGTTTCGCCAAATGGCTCCAGGCCCATGTAGATGACCCACTCTTTCCACACCCGGAATGGAATCATCTCAAGCATCCGGTCGGGCATGGGTTCTGAGAGGGCAAGCGCAAGCCGATAGGCCAGCCTGCGCTCACCCGTCATCAGTTTTTTTCGTCGCCCTCAACCTCAGCCACCACCTGCTCGTGTTCGTCCAGCTCTTCAATCAACTTTTCATCTGCGGTTTCATCCCCATCATCATCCTCTTCCCAGAGGTCGGATAGAATCATTGCCTTGATGGCGATTCTCTGGAGTGGGGCAGACGATTTGGAAGCAAATCGCATCACGTCTCGTACTGTGAAGAGTGGATTCAGGTTCTTGTCCACGACGCAAGCAGCAACGATGATTGGGAATTGGTCAGATATTTCACTGACCACCGCAACTTTGGACTCTTGACCATCGTCATCTATCATGGTGGCTGCACCTTTTACAGTCAGCACCATTCCCATTTTGGTCATTGCAGCGGCAGGCAACTCCCTGACGATGACAACGCCATCTTCAACCCATTCAGGCACGGGCACTTCCTCTGTCCGCACTCCCTGTACGCTCAGGATGTCTTCTCGTGTTAGAATCCTCATATCAGTTGTCTCCTCTTCAGATTGATTTCAGGGTTGCCCCTACAACTAGGTGACAGTCAGAGTTGCCGCACCACTCACCTTGATGGTGATGTCGATGGTGTTCTCTCCCTCAACGGGAGTGCTGGCGTTGAATGCGGTGACCTGGCCAGCGAACGTCCAGATGGCGGTGCCGCTGGTCATGTTCAAGGTCAGCTCCCATGTTGGAACCACGTCGCTGCCCATGCTCGTAAGCAGAGCTGCGTGCTGGGTGTTGGCGTTGTCGTAGCCAACGGTGAAAGTGACGTCGCCGCCATCCCTCAACCCCGCAACGAATTCACGCCAGCCTGAGCTGTCGTGGTCAGTGACCTCGATGGTACCACGGACGGTCCCAGGGCCACTGATATCTTTGACCTGCCCAATCGCAACATAGGTTGAGCCGCCTGCGCTGTCCCAGTCAAGCTCAGCACCGTGTGATGGATGATGTGCCATGTTTTCCTCCTGATTTCTACTTTAGTTTGTACGGTCAAAATTGACCATAACATCGATTATGCATCTGAACCTATTCAACGATGGCTCATACACATCGTTGCGACTCTCAACCCAGGATGAGTCGATTGCGCCAGTTTGACAATTGGTGAAGAGAAGCACAATTGCTGTCGCCAGCGCATCGGCCTCATCCCCTGTGGTGCCATAGATGTTCAGTTGAATCCGGGCCACGGCTCTTGTTACTCGCACCCGGTCATGGGTCCGATAGTCGCTATCAACTTCGGAGACTCGGATGAAGCTGATTGCTGGCAAAATCACGTCAGGCGGTAGTCGGTCAGGATAGCAGCGAGTACCGATGATAGCACTGGCTGCGACGTCAGTGACGATTGCGGTGTATATCGTCTCTCTCAGCGTCATACGTGTCCTCTCAGTTTTGCCCTTTTCGTTAGGTCTGCTGACATCGCGTGCATCACAGCCAGCGCAGCTTCCTTCTTATGGCTGTCGATTGCAGGTCGCAGATACGGTCTGGCAGGGATTGTGTAGCTATAGCTCAGGGCTAGTGCTCTCCACATCGGCTCACCCGTCTGGGCAAATTTCGCCCAGAAAAATGACCGCTGTTTTGGGGTGATGACTTGGTTCTCCAGTCCGTATTCATGGACGGCTCCATAGACAATATCAACTTTGACTCCGGCCATCCACTGGTTGACCTTGAACACGATGATTGCGTCATACAGGTCGCCTGAGTCCACTAATCCTTGGGACAGGATGTTATTCCTAGCCTGCTCTGCGATGACTTCTGCGCCCGGTATCAGAAGATGGGAGCGCATTCGCGGTACAAAGGATTGAGCGATGTCTCCAAACGCCTGTTCAACTTCTTTCACCCCGATAACATTGGCAATTTTGAACATTAGTCGATTGCCTCAACTGCGACACTCAGATGGTTGGTCTCAGTAGTATTTCGTCGGATGACAGATGTCACGGTAAGAGGTCCACTGAGCACAGTCGTTGAGTCGGCTGCCAAGACAATGCTTGAGATGCGGTCATCCTCTTGGATATCCGTACCAGCCTTCAGCAGAACCAGGTCCACCCGGATATGTTCAGCGGTCAGCCCCTCATTTGGGAAGGATTGGCGTTGCTGGATGTATCGGCAGAGCACCAGGGTATCTACATCGGCCCAAGATGGGATAGGCTCACCACTCGTTGAAGTAGCTGGGGTGCTTCTCTGGATGGTGCAGGTGTGGATTAAGATAGCGTTGAAGTGTTTTCCCATCAGCTCACCAGCGTCTGTAGGGTTGTAGAGCCATAGAATTGATACTCAGATGCTACCATAAACTTGGCTCGTTTCATCCCCAGTTTGGCCAACTTCCCTGAAGCGTCCAGCGCAATTGCGTTCTGTCCGTACACAGAGGAGTTCAACCCCTTCCCCACAACCATCGCATAGGTGACGCTCCATTCCCCGCTGCCCACTGACTGGCTCTTGATGATGCCGTCGTAGGCTGTGGCGAAATGCGCCGCCAGCAAAAGTTGAATCTGCTTGAGCAACTCTGAGCTGCTCAGGGTCAGCTGGTTCGTGGTGACGTAAGCCATGTTGATGAAGTTGGCCAGCTGCGGGTCTGTCATCTCAGTGGAATATATCTCACGGACTTCATTGACGTCAACAACTGCTCCTACAAGGATTTCAGCCATCGGTTCTCCTAGTCCTCAACAGTCAGTGCGTTGACTTCATCCCTCACGTCACTGACTGTGATGCGCCCACCAGCTCCAGTTCCCGAAACAGTAGCCAAGTCCACCCCGTGGTCCTCGGCCAACTCCACAGCAGCGGCAGTTGCTGTCCAATTCTCCCCTGAGGGTTCAAGAAACAGCAGCTTGTCGACAAAGGCATCGAGTTCGCTCTGACTCACTTCCAAAACGGTTCCAGCAGGGGGTACACCGCCCGGTCCATAGCTTGCATGCTCTTTTACAATTGCCTTCATTTCGCAATCCTTTCATTTCAGATAGCTGGGGACAGTTGCCTGCCCCCAGCCGGGTTCCAACAGCCAAGACTAGCAGGCTGTGGCGTGAGCGATTCCGGTGTTGCCCGCAACGTCCTGTTTCAGACGCTGGGTGCCTGCCGCCAAGACGGCAAACATGACACGGGTCTTGTCGCCCTTGGTCCACTCGCGGTTCTCCACCGACAGAGCATCCAAGTAGTCAACCACGTTCGGGGTCAACTGGACGAGCAAGCCGTTTTCGGCTGCAAGGAAGTCACTGGGCTTGATGGCGGTAATCTGCGGGATGCCGAGAATCCGGTCTATGTCGGTCTGGCCTGAGCCATCGGTATAGTAGTTGAGCATCTGCAGATACTGGACGTTGGCGATGTAGAACGTGAATGGGCCGTGGTAGCGTTTCGCCGCCAGGGCAGAAATCATCCCCAGAACGGTCTTGTAGGGATTCCCAACAACGGCGAAATCCCCACCGCCATAAGAAGCGGCACTGGCCGTGTCACGGGGCGAGAATGTGGTATAGCCGGGAATGGAGTTGCCGTGGATGACGATGCTGGACTCACCGTTGAACAACATGTTCTCCTGCGCTTCCACAACGGCAATTGCGGCCTCGCCAGCTTCAAAAGTGTCGATGGGGCTGCCCAGGGCACGGCCAGACAGCAACTCACGCTGTCCAAAACTGTAATCGGTCCTGAACATCGGCACGGGCACGCTGTAGGTCTTGCGACCAGTGCGGTCAGCAGCAGCGGTTGATTCGCCATCGATGTTGATGGATGGGGCGATGCGTTCGGATGCCTGCCGCCACTGGGCCAGAATCACGGCCAGCGACACAGGCTTCACCAGGCCAGCACCAGAGAGGTCAGCAATCGCATTTCGGCGCAGCTTGACCATGGCGATGACTTCCTTGTCCAAAGCGGCCCACTCCCTTTTGTCCAGGGCAGAGTTCACAACAACAGCGCCATCGTTACGCAGTACAGGCTGCCAACGCTGGGCCCAGGCCAACATGTGTTTGGGCAGGCCAGCCATATCCAGCGTTTCGTTGAATGCGAGTGCCTCAACCCCTTCTCCCAACTCGATGGTAGGACCAGACGTGCTGGTGATGAGGTCGGTATTCAGTCTTGCGTCAAGAATGCTAACTTCAGCCATTTCAAATCCTCCTGTTTCAGTAATATTTTGGTTGTTGCTAGTCGGGCCAGCTATCTGGTTGCCTAGACTAGACGATGAGCACCTTCACGCGCTTGAGCGCAGCCGATGCGTCGGATGCCTCAACGGCAATACCGACAATTGAGTGGACCACGTCAGCATCGGTAATGGCAGTCTCAACTTCCAAGGCACCATCACCGTCGCTGGTCAGAAGAGCCAGCGCAGCTGCGTTCTGGCCTGACGCCAGCCACATGTAGACAACGTCGCCCGGCAGCGGAATGCCATAGCGCACAACGTCGCCATTCGCATAGTCCACATCCAGAGCAAAGGCGCTGTCTTCGTCGTTCCACCACTTCTCCAGAGCAACCATCGTCGGGATGACTTCTGCCCCGCTGCCGTTGTGGCGCAGGACGGTCCCAACGGAAGTGGAATACTCAAGCAGGTCGCCGGGTCCAATGCCAGCTTCACCAGCCACTGCTTCCTTGACCATGATGGGGAAATTCCGGGATTCAAGCATAATCCTTTTGGGTGCGGTTCCAGCCATTTCAATCCTCCTGTTTCAGTTTGATATTGGTTATTGCGTCGGGCCACCACTCAACGGTGGTAGCGTGATTTGCCTGCGTGTCCCAGTCGGATTCTCTGGTTTGGGGGTCACAGGTTCGGGTTGACCGCTGTAATTGGCAACAGGCGCACCTACCGTCAAATCCAGCTTGGTCAACGTTTCGTCGTTCATCGCTTCCAGGTCCTTGGCGTTGAAGGCGCAGGCATCATTTGCGGCCAGTTTCTCGATAAGTCCCTGGCGCAGCTGAACCTCTGCCTCCACAGCATCCTGGAGCACGGTCAGGGCCCAGCCGGGTCCTGCCTGAGCATCCGCAAAATCTACCAGTTCGATGTAGTCCTGGCAGCGGTTCTCAACTGGGTCGGTCGGCTCTTCTGCTTCTGATTCAGAATCATCTTCTTCTGCGTTGTCGACAATCGGCTCAGCATCCGGTGCCTTGTCGCTTTCCGGGTCCTCGGTGTTGTCGTCATCCACATCAGCGGGGTCATCTGCCTCAGGAGCAGCATCGTTCACGGCAGCTTGGTCCGGTGCCTTGTCGCTTTCCGGTACCAGCTCATCTGCGCCGTCATCCTCTTCTTCATTCTCTTCTTCAGCGGCATTTGGCTGAAACGCCATGACGCCTTCCACCACGGTGGTGAATTCAATTTTGCCTTCAGCGTCCTTGGTGTAGTCGATGCTGAAGAATTTGCCATCCGAACGTTCCACGACAATGTGGTCGGTCCACACTTTCATGACATAGCCGTCTCCAACGTCTCCAATGGGCTGACCAGAGTCCATGAGATAGTAGAATTCACCAATCACCGCATTCCACTGCTCCTCAAAAGACTCTTCCTCATTCCCAAATAGAGCTGCCTTGATGTTGCTTGTGAACCTCTCCAGCCACGTGAGTGTGTCTTTCGGCTCCGGGTCAGGGTCAACTGGGTTCTCCAAATTCACGATGGGGTCTTCAGTCGGCTCAACCGGCTCCACAGGTACCATTTCCTGGTCTGTTTTCTTTTTCTTGTTCATTTCGCTCTCCCCTGATTCTGTATTTGTCCTGGGCACCCCACAACCATCAGCCCAGGAGCAAGCACCCAGGGTGTGGAGTAGAATTGCCAGATGGTCTGGTTTCATCCCCCTGGCAACCCCTTTGTATGGGATGCCGTTGAGGTCCCCAGCCATTGGCTCCAAATCTCTGAAGTATGCGGTGGATACCTCGACAGGTTCTCCCTCTCGCAACTTCTCCAAAAGTTCTCTGCCATCTTCTGATTGCTCAGCCACCTGGATGTCAATCCAAATCTCTCCAGTGAGACGTTGGTCATCCAGTGCGACATTGAAGAGCTGGCCGATAGTGAAGGCTTCCACCACTTGTGGGTGATTCGCCGTCACGTGCGTTCCGTCAACAACCGGGTGACCCAGCGTGACTGGCCTGCCATTCCAAGACTCATAGCCGGGTGCGATTTCGCCCAAGGGCACTAGCTCCCCATTCAGAACGCCAGCTACAATCGGCACCACAGGGGCAACAATGTACGGTCGCCCCCAAAGATGGTCTTGGCGATAGTTGGCCTCAAGAGTTTTGAAAATGTTGTATCGTAGGTCACCCATAATTCTCTCTCCTATGCGAGTCTCTGGACAACCAGGGCGCACTCGTCAACGGTGATGTTGCCATTGGCCGTGGTCGTGACCCAGACAGCAAGCGTCTGACCAGCGGTCAAAGTCAGGGCACGGTTCATCGCAATTGATTCCTGGTCAGCGCCCAGCACCAGTTCCTTCTTGACACCAGGGCCTGCAGGAGTTCCATCGATGGCAAACTGGAATAGATAAGTTTCGCCGTCTGTGGAGCTGATGAACGATGCGTGAAACATCGCCAAGTATACCCCGGCCGCAGCACAAGTGATGAGGTTGGTTGCGTGAGCAGGGGTAATGTCTGAACTGGATGGTCCATCAGCATCGAACGCATCCAGAATTTCGGCTACACCCAGAGCCAGCGTCTGTGCAGCTGATGCTCCAGTGGCCTCCAATTCTCCATATGAGTTGGATTCCGCATCCAATGCATCATCCAACTCATCCACCAGGTCCAAAACATCGTCGTTTTGGTGTTGAGGGTCGGTCCCCAGAAACTGAGTTTTGAGAATTGCTACACTTTTTCCTGCCATTGTCTTGCCTCCTGTGTTTTCACTATTTTGCGCAATTCATGCAACCGTTCTTTGTTACTATACTGCTTCCACTGGGATTATGACTTGACCGATAAGGGGCAAACCATTTCCATAAGCCACTGAATCATAAACTGCGTTTACAGTCAGCAGTAGCTCTTCCAGGTAGTGGCTGCCTGAAGGCAAGTCATTTCCTGTCAAAACAATGCTGGCTGTTGGGCCCAAAGCTGAGATAACAACATTCAATCTGGAATTGACGACTGCTCCATCGGAGTCAGTCAACGTCCAGGTCGCTGACGTAGGCGTGACTGCGTTTCCATCCTCATCGAGAAATGTAAGAGTGAGAATACAAGTCCCACCTTCTTTGGCTACAGTACTCAGCGTGCTTATTGCCATGATGCCTCCAGCCTAGTCGAATACTAGGACTGCTGCGCTACAAGTGCTGCCGCCGCAAATTCTGCCGTGTCTCCGTTGTCCACTAGCTGGTCGGTCATCCCGTTATCGTACATCAGCAACTCACCCACCGTTGCCGCATCGCAAATTGCTACTCCCACGATGGTACCCCATGATGCCGTTGCGGTGATGAATGTGATGATGTGAGTGTTGTCGACATAGGATGGGTCGGCCTCAACTGCGATGTCCCAGGTCGGTGAAGCGCCACCGTTGATATTGACTTGCTTGCGAGCATAGGCCCCACCACTCGGCTCTGTGATAGTTGTGCCAGTCATACCATCGGTGATGATGACTGTGGTCAGCCCAACATACGTCGCAGGTTTGGCAAATACCTGATTCCGAAACATCAGGTCTAGCCAGTTCAGGGCCAAATAGTCTGAAATCTCATTTGCATCAATCTGGACATATACCTCAGCCGATGCAACAGTCGGGGTATTGCCGTCGTTGATGAGCTTGGCTACAGCAAATGCTCCTGAGGCCAAGACGTTTCCAAGGCCATAGCTGCTATTGTCAAGGACTGCCCAGTGAGATGCGGTGCCCCAACCCCCACCAGTTGCTTGTGGAAAGTCAACATCAGCGTTCTGCGTGATGAGCCTGGACCCAGCCGCTCCAAACGTGATAGTTGTTCTGGCATATCCGTTGGCGTTAGCCAGCTCATTCATGCTTGCCCCAGTTGCTGCATCCCCTGGGTCTGCTGAGGCAAGAGCAAGACTCAGCGTTGGTGTTGCTGAATAGGCCACATTGTACACATGGTCAAGCAGTTCTGCTTCTGAAAAGTTTGATAGGCTGCCCATTATGAATCCTCCCTGTCGATGATTATTGTGGGTTGCTGCCCGGCTACACCCACTGTTGGTTTTTGTCCAGTAACACCTATATTTGGCAGCCGTCCTGATAGCGACATCAGCATCAATCCTTGTATTGCGGCACCCAAGATTGTCAAGATTGCGTCATCTGGAGTGGTGCTTTGCCCCGTCATCGTCGCTGTAAGTGACAAAGCAAGTCCTAGTATTGAATCATCAGGCGTTGTACTTTGACCTGCCATTCCTGCTTGGAAGTTCAATTTCTTTAGTAGCTCCACAGTATCGGGTGTTGAGCTATCCCCTGTCATTACCGCCGCTAGTGCAAAGATAAGTCCTAGCATCGCGGTATCAGGTGTAGTTGAAGTTCCAGTCATAGTTGCTGCGAGTGCTCGCTTGACTGCTAGTACAGAATCATCAGGCGTTGAGCTGTCTCCTGCTAGGATTGCAGTCATTGCTCGTTTGACTGCTAGTACAGAATCGTCAGGCGTTGTGCTCTCCCCTGTCAAAGTTGCAGATAGTGCTCGTTTGACTGCTAGTATAGAATCATCAGGCGTTGTGCTAGTTCCAGCCATCGTCGCTATGAAATTGATGATTCCTACTAGAGTCAAGATTACATCGTCAGGTGTTGTGCTCCCCCCTGTCATTGTTGCAGCCATAGCTCGTTTGATGGCTAGTACAGAATCAATAGGAGTTGAGCTGGTCCCCGCCATTGTTGCTACAAAACTGATAATTCCGGCCAAAGACAAAATTACATCATCAGGAGTTGTACTGGTTCCCGTCACTGTCGCAGCCATTGCTCGTTTGATTGCCAATATCGCATCATTAGGAGTTGAGCTGCTTCCTGTCATAGTTGCGGCAAATGCTCGTAGGATAGCCAAGACTGCGTCATCTGGAGTTGAACTGGCTCCAGACATAGTAGCAGACAATGCTCGCAAGAGAGCCAGAGTAGCGGTATCTGGAGTTGAGCTGCCCCCTGTCATCGTCGCAGATATAGTTCTCAAGACAGCTAGAACGCTAGTATCAGGAGTTGAGCTTGCTCCTGTTAGGACTGCAGACATCGTTCTCAGGACGGCCAGGACGCTAGTGTCAGGCGTTGAAGATGCTCCTGCCATCGTTCCAGCAAATGCTCGCAAAATGGCTAGAACGCTAGTGTCAGGCGTTGTGGAGCTGCCCGCTATAGTCGCTGACATCCCCCGCACTATAGCCAAGACGCTATTATCAGGAGTTGAACTTGCTCCGGTCATCGTGGCAGAAAAGCTCACTACTCCTGAGACGGCTGCTCCAGTCAACCCACCCCACAATATCCAGGCCAGGTCGGCTCCGGCATATATTGACAAATCCGCATCGTCTGGCGTTGTTGAACTACCAGCTAAAGTAGCAGACAGTGCTCGTAGGATAGCCAAGACGCTGGTTGTAGGAGTTGAACTGTCTCCTGCCATTATTGCGGAAAGCTGATATTTCAATCCTAGAATTGAGCTGTCAGGAGTTGAACTTGCTCCTAGTAGGATTGCAGAGAATGCTCGTGTGACTGCTAATACAGAATTGGTTGGAGTTGTCGATGCTCCAGCCATAGTAGCTGAAAAGTTGATTGTTGCCCCACCAGCAGCAAAGATACAGGATGGGTCGGAATAGGTATAGCCGTCAACAGCGCTACCATCATCAAAGACAACGCGTATTTCGATTGTGTTTCCCGCACAGTCTGTAGATATGAACTGGATACAATGTTCGTTCTCTGATTCCTGCCCCTGTGCCAGAGTAAAGCTAGCAATGCCTCCGTCATCATCCCAGTACCCCTCATCAAAGGTGCCAGAGCCCAGTTCCTGACTGGTACTATCCCCATCGGTGAAGTTGCTGCTGCTGACTGCTTTGACATAGCTGGATGTAGTTGTAATATCTGTCCAAGTCTCGGCATTGACTCTGTACTGAATTTTGTACCCATCTGTTTCGTCTTTTGACCCAGTATTATCTAGCAGAATACGGATACAAATATTGACATCGAGCCATGAGTCAGGACTCGATAGGTCCGTGTGAGCAAGTTCTATCCAGTTGCGAGCAGCCGTATCTTGCGCCCATCTCCAGTCAGCGCATACGGTGTTTGCTGTGCCCATTAGTCGACTTCTCTCAGTTCATTTCTCAACTTCATAGCCTGTCGGAGTATTTCTTGCCATTCGGCTGAAGATAGCATTTTACCTTGTTTGATAAGGCCCAGGTCATGAACCACGTAGTCTATCATGCCCGCCTGGTCCATTCCTACCACAGAGCCATCATTAGCCACTCTAAAGAAATCACATGGGCTGTTTTCTTGACCTCCGTGTCGGATGGTCCATCCTAGCTTTAGGTCCCAAAACACTATCGCCTGGACATTTCGATGACTGGGTGCCTTTTCCCACGGTCCCTGATAGGTGGAGCCATCACCATAGACAATAACTGGATACGGGCTTGTCATGTCGGGTCTACCGAATCGACTGGATTAGCGCTGGGATTGGTACCCAGTGCTGCGGTCCAGTCATCTGTTATATCATCCTCCTGCTTGACTCGCAGCGTTCCAGAATCATCGAACCGATAGTTGCGCAAGAATGCGAATGCCTGTAGGATGAATCGTCCTGTCTTGTCACCGTCTGAAGAAGCACGACAAGTTGCCATGTTCCGTTTCAGAATGAAGTCAGCGATTCTAGTGTAAACAGCTGCCACAAGCGAATCAGCAGTAATTGCGTTGTCAGCCACAGCATTAGCATTTACCGCCCCAGTAGCTAGTACCACCCCGTCTGTGCCTGTGTCAGCCAGGATAGCGTCCACCACAGTGTCGATGATGTCCTGCTTGGCCTCGGTAGCGAGCAATCCATGACCAGTATCCATTTCAGCCATCGTCGGTGGGTCATAATCAGTTAGGGCTTGGTCGCATTCTGCGTTAATTTGATTTGTCGCGTCCACACCTTCTATTTGGATAGTATCTACCTGGAGGTAATCTGTGGAATACCTGGCGTCCCACACGTTTGCGGGGATGATAGCAAACTCTTCCCAAACCGGGACTGCTCCAGAGATATTTAGTGTCAACCGCATCCTACCCAACGTATTGGAGTCTGTAGTCGTCAACTCCAGTGAGTAGTATCCGTTATTCACATGGACGCAGTCATTGCTGCCACCACTGGTGGTCAGTGTAATGCTGGTAGCAGTAAGTGGGTGGGTATTGCTAAATTTGTAGAGGTCGGTATCTATGCTGGCAACGGTAAGAGCCTCCTCTGGAGTTATTCCATCTGTCTCATCCAGAAATGGCCCAACAATTACTGCTGTGGCTGTAGATTGTCTGAGTTCTTGCATTTATGCTCTCCTACGTCTAGCTTGACTTACCAGTATCGCTGCAATCGGGATACTTACACCCAGATCTCCTGCCTCCCAGTTGTCAATACGACCATCCGGAGCACTACCCCAGCCACCCCAGAATATTCCTACCGAGGCGGTACTTTGCGTGGAATCTGTCGTGCTAATCCGTTCTGTCCCATCTATCTCGACTACTAGGTTGTTACCGTCGCCCTCTAGATAGTACGCATAGGTTGTGTTGTCGGCTGGTGTCCCCCACGACCCGAGGACTGATTCACTGCCATCGGTAATTTCTAGTAGATAGTGCGTGTCGGCATTCGATGGCCCTGCCGCATAGCCATCGTTGTTGCTGGCACCCGTGCCCGCTGTCTGGCGCAGGCCAACCATCGGCGTATCCCAATCATCAGTTCCGGTGTTAATGTCCGCCTGTACATAACTATCTGCTCCACTCAGTGCCGTCCCAACCCAACGATACTTGACGATGTAGGCTGCAGTGCTTTCCTCCACCGCTTGGCTGACGATTCGCAGCACGCCAGTGCCGCCATCGTCCATGCTCCAGTTGGCGCTGGCCTCCAAGTTTTCATTGGCGCGGTTAAAATTATCAGAAACGACGGTCACAATTCACCTATAATAGTGCGGTCCCAAAGTGATAAATCGGTTGCCATCCATAGTCACGGATGATGCGGCGTAACACCTGGCGGATCGTCCAGTTCAGATCGATGTCAGCCGTCTCGATGCCGTGGTCCACCATCCAAGCCAGAATGCGTTGCCGCTGCTGCGACGGGATGGCGCTGATCTGCGTTTCCAGGCTGAACTCCGGATAATTCTCCTTGAGCCGCTGCACAGTCAAGAGAATCTGGATGATGCGCCGCAGCACCTGAGCGATAGTCGTGGTGCCGACGATCCACTCGGTCGGCACGTAGTGATTCTCAAGGAACGTCACGATCTGAGTGCGGTACGGTTCCACGATCTCAGACACCTGTGCTGATACGGGCAGGTACTCCATGCCGCTGTCCCACAGCGGGATAAGCGTGATCGCGGCGTCGGCCTGGATTGCCGTGTGCGTTGCCTCAACCACGTTCACCCAAGACAGACACCAATTTTTCCAAGGATTCGCGCGGACCGCCGCATGACTATCGTTCCCTGACAGGTAGAGAATCACCTTGCTGGCATTGGTGTCGGGGCGGCTGGGAATGTAGCCTGGCCCATAAGGTGCGAGATAAAAGCGTATCATGCTACCTGTCTCCTGATTTCTCTGCGAAGTCCATCACAATTGTTCCAGTCGATAGTTTTATCATCAGTCACCTCTCGTTAGCTTACGCTCGGAGCACGCACCAATAGATGTCAACGGTGCTGGCTTCAAAGTACAGATAGCTGTCTGTCTGGCGCCAACCCGGTGCCTTGACTGGACCAAAGTGGGCAATTTCATCTATGCCCACGGAATAGGCAGTGATGTCGCCGGTTCGTCCATACAAGTCCACGGAGTTGATGGTGACGGTCTGGGCGCCTACGCCCTGATTCCAGAACAACAAGATGTCACCTTCTTTCAAAAGCACCTGGTTGTCGTTGACTATGTCCGCAACCTGCCAGGTCAGGTCTGCGACATTGGCAACGCTATAGTCGCCGTATGCACCAATCAAATCTGTAACTGAAACGTCTGTCCGTGCCATAGTTCACTCTCCTGTTAGTGGCTTGATGTAGTCATGCAAGCCGATAGAATTTGCGCCGGGTTCTCCCCAGCAGTGACAACTCTTGCCTGGATGATTGTGATGGGGACACACGCACACAGTTCCCAGCAAATCGCAATGTTTTGGTCCTGGTCAGTCAATATCAACTTTCCATTCTCCAGTCTCTGGTCTACCAGCCCAATTGCCTTTTTCGTCGGTAGGATGAACGTGCTTGATATTTGATGTAGCTTTCCCCTGAGCCTGAATTGAATCTTCTCAGAGTCATTGATTTCAATTCTTGCCCACAAAGCCAAACGTTCTACTCCAGAGGTATGGAAATGACCGCTGATAGTGGCCCAATCTTCTGAAAATGTCCAGTGCCCATCTTTTGGAACCAAATTCATACGCCCTAGCATTTGGCCTGGGAATTCCAAATTGCCTGCGCAAACTTCAACCGTATGAGTTTGATTCATGGTAGCTCTCTTTCAGTTGATGACGTGCCTAACCACCACATGTAGACTCTCATCATCGCCTGCAAGACTATTGAATGACGTTGCATCGGTGTGGAGCCAGACCATATACAAATTGCTCAAGGTCTCAAATGGAAATGCCTTGTCAGGGATTCCCACAACAGCAGCTCCAGCAGTATCAGCAACCCAATCGGCTGCCGCAATCTCGATGATGCCGACAACCGTTGCCCACTCAGCCGCAGTCAGGTCGGTGTCTCCAGCAGCTGTAGCAGGGTCTGCATTCAGGAATAGGAGCGTACCTGCTGGGGTCAAGATTACTCCTGACCCTGTTTCGATTGTCCTGAGTGTGACAGCTTCAATCTTTCCGGTTCCGATTGATTGTAGGGACAGGGCCACGCTGGCGCTGTACTCATTTTGGTCAACTTGTTCATCGGGGCCAATCAGCTCAATCAGACTTGATGCAAGTATCATTGTTTTCTCCTATGGTACACTTGGTAATGGTCCCTTGCTCAACGGTTCATCGGTAGGTGTCAGTTCGCAGTCACATCGCCATCCCCCACATTCCAGCAGCGGATTTGGATAGTTCTGCGGCTGAATACCTTTGGCTCTCCAGTAAGATGCTCGTTTGACCTTCCCATTCAGCTTTGAGCAGGTGGGGCAGTGAGTTTTTGTCCCGCCTAACTGCCACATCAGCTTTGGGTCGGATTTCGCCATCGTTAGTGCTTTGTTGCGAGCATCCTTTGCCCGCATCGCCCATTGGTGGGCTTTGTAATCGCAGGTCGCCCAAGCAGCCCCTGCAGCCTTGCTGTTCTCGATACAGAAAGACAAGAATCCATCAACTTGCAGTTGCTCGTCCATTATCATATCTTTCAGGGCCAGCCGTTCTTGCTCGTTCATTTCTACTGGAGCAATCCCTGCCTCATCGAGTCCACCATACCAGGCTTTTGTAATTCCTACTCGGATAGCAACATCCAGTGCATCAAATGCTTGAGAATAGTCCATCACCCCAAGCCACAATCCCCTGGCTACTGCCCGCAGTGACCTCAGATAGTCACTGTATGTGTCATTCGCTGTCAGCTGCACCAAAATCCTCCAACAGTCCTTCAAGCAATTTTTGATACTGCTCGTTGGTAATGAGCCCCTTGGCTAGATTCCTGGCCGCTGCCGCCACAACCAGAGATTCTGGTGCGACATTTTCAACATCGGTTGCGGTAGGGATAACTGGCTCAACCAGGTCCCTCATATCGTCTGGGATTTCGTCTGGCAGATTCAGCATGACTCGTTTCTCTTTGTTGGATACTTCAGCCCCCATAGCCGAAACAGCTTTGGCCCACGTCTCTGCTGTCAGGGCATTCTCTTGGTCACTGGCTTCAAACAAGGACACCCATTCAACTTCATAGCCGTCCTCTCCAGGGTCAGGGATAGCCCCAATCCAAACAAACATAGCCAACAGCGGTCGCAAAATGTCCGGCTCCGCATAGTTGGCTTGACGTGAGGTGATTGTGCCGTACCACTGTTTGGTATCCTCTTGCGCTGCTGCTAGCTCTCCTGCTGCGCTGCCCAAGAGCACCCGTTGTGGGATTCCGCTGGCTGCACTGATGAGGGCAATCTCCACTTCAAATTGGCTTTTCGGGTCCATCATCTGGCCCTGCAGCTGCTTGACGTCAATTCCTTCCAGCGTCAAGAAACGCATCATGCCGTGGATGTATTCTTCAATCTCTGCTTCAATTCCTTCTTTGACCTCGTCATCGTCCAGGTCCAGAGTTGCATCTTTCTGCGTAGTGATGACGGTTCCAGGTCGCATGTTGAGCCAGCTTGCTTCTGCCGAGCCACCGACAACTTTGTACAAATCGTCCAGCCGATTCCAAACTTGCTGTAGCCTGGGGATGCCTTCCCAGTCGGAGTCGATGCGGTTGTCTGCGATGTGGAGTATTCTGGTCCAGTGAACGTCGATGGTCTTGTTGTTTTCCACAGTCAGCTGGTACATCAGCGGCAGCCCAAATCTCTCGGACTGAGTATCTGTAACAAATGTTTTGACCTTGGCGTTCGCTGCGCTGAATGGGCGCATGAAGAGGACACCATCTGGGTTCTTCGCTGAGCCTTTGATTGCTTCTTCAGCCGGGTCCAGCCCATCTTTGTAGCCGATGAAGATTCCACCGAATGTACCAATGCCGCTGATACGGTCGGCTCTTGTGATGACGGACCACAGCCTGAGTTTCTCTACCAACTGCTTGATGGCCTTGATGAATTCTGTCTCTTCCTCATTCCCCTGTGTTAGCTTGGGTGGGTCTTTCCAGGTATCGGTCGCCGGGAGGTCTACGATGCGGCCGGCAATATCCTGTCTGTAGTATCGAGTCAGATATTGGTCTGTGGTGATTTCTTCAGGATAGCCAAGTACAATATTGAACTGACGTTTGCCGCCATGTGTTGACATCCCATCCAGCAATTGACGTCTTACGGAGCCAAGTGCTTGGTTGAATAGAATTGCTTTTTGTAGATCGGTCCTTGAAAATTCCTCAGACATTCAACACCTCAGCTTTGTAAATAGTTGGGTCACTTCCTCATGCTCCTGACTTTTCGTCTCGGATTCAAGCCATCCAGTTGCTGAACCATATATCGCATGCTGTCCATCCCGTGGTCTTTTTGCTTCACCGGTTGTTCTTTTTTCGGGTCCCAAACATAGCCGCCAAATTCTTCAGCAGTACAGGTCGGAATACCTGCATCCAATAGTCGGACATCGGTCTCAAGTGTTGCTCCCCTGAATATTTTGATTTTGTCCTCAATCAGCCGGAATTTGACATTTTCAATTCCTTGTATCACTGCCTTCTGCGCTGGCTTGGTCTTGATGCCGTTCTCTCGGAGCGTGGCGCGGTCCTCTGCGTCATGGTCACAAATGGCTAGTGGTATCTTTCCGGCTGGTTCGTGTTTCTCGCATTCCTCAACGATTTGAGCCGAATGTTCTTTGACAGTTCTTTCGGTGTAATAGATTTCTTTGTACATGTACAGGGTATCATCAGGTGACTCGGCCCACCATTGACAGACAAACGGATTCACAAATCCGAAATCAACTGCAAGATACCTCTTCCAGCCTAGTGGAATATCAAACGGCTCAATCAAATGCGGGCCTGGTTCATACTCTGGATAGACTGCTCCGGTTGCGCTTGCCCAACGTCCCAACAGCAGACGTTCCTTGGTGTGTCCAGTTAGCTTGGAAAGTTTGTCGATGTAGTCTAGTCCTTCAGTTGTCCAGGTATCGGTAGCATGAGAATACAACATCGGATTGTCGGTGTGTTTTGAGTACAATCGCTTTAGGTGGCCCAGGCTATGCCGTCTCAGCAACCAGTGCGTTTCTGAGCTGGGATTACAGTCTCCGATGATTTGCTGATATGGCATCGTGTAATTCCTGAGTCGGGTCAGCAACGTTTCCCATTCGGCCTGGTCAATTTCGGTTGCTTCTTGAACATAGATAATGTCATATTCAGTTGATAGGATGCGACTGGCGTTGTCCATCCCCCCCACTACCATCACGGAGCCAGTAGGAAACAGGTATTGGCTTTTGCTGGCCTCCCAGACAACGGCTGGGATTTTGACCTTCTGGTCAAACGTGACCCGTCCAGAGGTATTCAAGCTGGTCCTTGTCTTTCGGAGCATCAAGAATCTTGCCCCTGGATATTTCAACCCAGCCAAATGAATCTTCTCCAAGACGGCTCTTGACTTTCCAGTTCCTGCTGGGCCCTCAATAAGCAGCTCGGCACGCCGGTTGTGGAATAGGTCACGGCAGGCGCCATATGGTCGGTAGGGTGCCTGCTTCACTGGCTTAATCATGCCGCCAGCCACCATTGGTAAATTTCTTCATCCGACATCTCAAGCATCGCCTGGGGTGCTGGTATCAGTCCAACTCGTGTAGTCGGGTCGTTGCAAGCACTACACGGCTTCAGTAAATCTCTACGCCTTCGGTATAGGAGTTGTCGGGCCAGATGATACTTTTCCCCAAACCAAATGTCTCTGATGTGAGTGGTCTGAATATCCCCCATCAGCTGAACATCGTTCCAATCTTGACAGCACAGAGGTATGGTCCCATCCCAATTGAGAATCAGCTCCCTGAATACTTTGGAGCACTTGGACGGTAAGGGCAGGGGATATACTCTCTGTCCCGTCCTGAGAGCAATTTCATCTTGGTCGCAGTTGCCTCCTGAGTTGTGGAGTCTCTTGTTGGTTCGTTTCGTGTCTCCCCTGACCGATGTCTCGTTGACCATCCCCAAATCTTCCCATAGCAAAATGAATTGACTCCCTGGTTTTCTGTACCGATTCCCAGATTCATTCTTTGGGTTGTTGTAGTAATAATCGACAAATGGGATATTTGCAGCGGTTAGCGTCTTGACAAAATACTCCCTGCGGCCTTGAGCATAGCAGTTGATGATGAGGGCATCGAGTCCTGCATCCCACATCCGCTCAATCTCATCCACTGGGTTTTTGTACCAGAGGTCGGAATTGGTTTGGAGCTGGAGCGATGCTTTTGGGAAGACATCCCGCATCACTCGTAGGCAATCGTAAAACTTCGGGTGCAGGGTCGGCTCCCCATGGGAGTTGATTTCCACTCGAATCTTGGGCAGCCACTTGGCCAGCTGCGTGAATGTCTTTTCAAGTACACCCAGTTCGATGCGGTTGCGGCCAATTTGTTTTTCTTTAGGCACCCCGTTGATACCACAGACCCAACAGCGACGATTACAACCTTGGACCAGTGCTACCTGGATACTCCAAGGATGGTACGGCTGTTGCTGGGCGTGCTTTTCTAGCATGCTTTTCTCCTAGATTTGGTCCAAATCTATATTAGCCACTAGCTTAACATTGTCTTGGAACCACTGGACAGCCTTATCGGCAACCCCTGCCTGAATGATAAGTTGCCCAGCCGTTCTCGCCGCCTGGATGAGAGTTTTGGATTTGGTTAGACTGGGTGCAAGGTCAAGAATCTCATCGACTGCGTATTCAATCAACATCAGACAGTTTTCAAGAGTTCTGAGATTGGTGTCTCCAATAGGGATTAATGCGGTATTGCCGGCCGCAACCAACTGCTTGTCTACTGCGCCAACAAGGTCTTTTGCGGCTCTTTCAGCAGTCGCCTGTTGTTTCTTTTTCTTTTTGAGTTCGGTCCTTACTTCAGCTGCCTTTTTGCGTTTGATTTTAGCTGCGATTTGCCTTTCATTATCGTGTACATCGTTCAAGGTCATCCCGGGCAAACTTGAGGGCTCAGCTTTGAAATCACTTTTCGGCTCAGGTCGCTTATCGTCTGCACTGTGCCAATGACAATAATCCCTGCCGATGATAGCCCATCTCCGACAAGGAGTGCCCCTTTTTGTTTTGCCCTTGCAGCGTTTTCCTTGAGTTGCCAAACGCCTGGCATCGATGGGTGAAGATGTACTCTTCACGGCATCACGTGGCATAGTTTGCTCCTAGTCTTATTATACCCTAGAATCGAAAAAAAGTAAAGTTGGGCCAACTCTGTCGTTATGGCCCAGTTGCTTGCATTTTTGCCCATTCCTTTCGCCAGCCCTCATCATTCGGCAGCTTTGGCTGCGCCCCTGTGGTCAGCTTTGGCAAATCGGCTTCTGGGATTTCTCGTTTCTCTCCCCAATTCAATCCCATCTCAACATCGACTGGAAACACCACACCAAAAACATCAGGCAGCTCCATGATTTTGCAGAGGTCGGGAACCATCCACAACTCTTCCCTGGGCATCTGAAATATCAGTTCATCGTGGACGATTGAGACGATGCGTGATTCAGCATTTGTATCTCGTAGGAATTTCTGACAGCGGATGACAGCATACTTCAGCTGGTCGGCTGCTCCCCCCTGGACCAGAAAGTTCACTGCTTTGTAGGCACGGTCCTGCGCCTCTTCCCACCAATAGCGCCCTGCCCAGTTGCGAACATAGCCATACTTGAGGCAATGCTCCACGGTACGGTCTCTGAATGGCCGGATAGCCGGAAACGCAGTCCAATATTGGTCCGTGACCTGCTTGGCCTCTGTCCGGCTCATATTCAGCCTGTGGGATAGACTCGCCGTGCTTGTCCCATAGATGAGCCCGAATGTGATAGATTTGGCCATGCCCCTGTGGAATACGTCGTGCGCACCCCACACCTGGTCAGCAACGAATGAGTGGATATCCTGACCAGTCTCCAGGGCAGGGACCATGTTGGGGTCCTCGGCCAATAGCCCGAACATCCGCAGCTCTTGCTGACGCCAGTCGATTGAGACCAGTACGGTTCCTGGCGGTGCAACGATAGCTTTGCGTAGGTTGTAGGCAATGGGTCGCTCCAACTCTCCTGAGAACACAGTCTGGGTGAACTTGACTCGCCATGAGCCTGGAACATTCTGTAGATTTGGTTTTGAGCTTGACAGGCGCCCAGTCCTAGTCCCGGTGATATTGAAATTGGTGTGTAGTCGGTCCTGGTCATCTACCAGCGTGGGCCACTTCTTCAGAACGTTTTGCAACTTTCTGGCTTCTCTCAACAGGCTGACGACATCGCCAAGAGGATGTCCGGTATGTTCAACCCCTTCCTCATCAATCCAGACAACTTTTTCCAAGAGGATGAACGTGTTGGTGGATGTGCTATTGTATTTTGTGCCAGTTGCAAATCTTCCTCGATAGACTCCATCTGGGTCAGCATACGGGTCCTTTGGTTTCTCGATGCCCATATGCTCGTACAGGGCCTTACTGAGCTGCTGAGGACTGCGCCAGTTGAAGGTATAGCCCACGCCTTCATACAGCTTCTCTTCCAACTCGTCAATATCCACCTGTAGCCGGGCAACCCCGTATCTGGCAAATTCCAGGTCGGTATACATCCCGTGCCTCTCAATGGCCCAGAGTTCTTTCAGATAATCCATATCGGATTTGAGCAACTCCAGCACCATCATTTTTCGTAGGAAAGGCATCAGGAATTCAGCTAGCTTCCAGGTGGAGCGACAGTCATCAATACAGTACTTGGCCACGTCCTCAACGGGCCAATCCCAAATCTTTTTCCTGCCGTGACTCGCAACGTGTTCTGCTTTGGTGGTTATCCCAAGAAACGTCAACTCAGCTTGCTTCAGGGCCTTCTTGTGGCGTGAGTCAATAAGATGTATCATCACGGTCGTATCCAGAATCCGTTTGAACGTTCTGGGTGGGATGTCCAAGAAGTGAAAGTCAAACTTGAGGTTGTGGCAGATGACCGTGGTTGTTTCCCGATTCCACATTTGGGTCATCACTCGCCTGACTTGGTCCAAGGTCCCTTCTGGGCGCAGGTCAATATACCCCTCAGAGTCAGCCTCAGGACAGTACCAGCCGATTCCAATGGGCTTGTCTTTGAACCAACTCAGACCAGTGGTCTCTGTATCAACCGCAACTGAGTGACCATTACAGCTCCGCAACTTCTCTAGTTGAGCGTGATATTCCTTTGGGGATATTGATACGGTCATCTGCCATCTCCTCTGGTTAGAGTTTCTTGCCTTTAGCGTCTGTATACCCTACTGAGCCCCACCGCTCTGAGAATCGTTGAAGCATGACATCCCAATCATACCGAACGTTGAATGCCCGCATAGAGCCTGGAGCTGAAAGCCTCAGAAATTTGAGTGTCCCGGTCCCATTCGGTCCATGTCGTTCAACGATTGGGGGAATAACTTTTGCAGTATCTGCCATACGTTCCAATTCTGGAATTCCCCCCTGTTCTAGTGTCTTCTTGCGAGCTGGGACTTTGTGTGCGTATGTGAGTCCTTCATTATGGACGTGCGCCACTCCCCAGCCCTTGCTCCACAAACGGAGTCCAAAGTCCAGGTCCTCACAAACAGCAAAGTCATACTCCCCTACTTCATCATATGCTTCTAGCCGCGCCCCAAAGACGGTAGCTGGGCGCTGACTAAGCCCCCAGTTTTTGTTTGGCTTCAGCTCTCGGGCATAGTAAAAGTGAAGCTGCGAAAGAAGACATACTCCCCCCAGGAAAGGATTTTCAATAGCGATTTCAATCATCGCATCGATGGCTTCCCCAGTGAAAACGGTATCATCATCGCATTGGATGGAAAAGAATGCTCCCCGTCGTCTTGCTTCTTGGACTAACAGACTGCGGTCCTCTGCGAGTCCACCTAATGATGGTAGAACATAGACGTTTGGCGCATTTATTCCAAAGTCCAGCTCTTCACAATCTCGTTCTACTACACAAACTGTGTCGATGTATTTTGAGTCCAAAAGCTAGGCTGCTACTTTCGGTGCAGACTTTCGATTCCGGGTCACTACTCCTGCCGCTACAACTGGATTAGACATAACTGCCTCCTTTTTGGGTTCTTCACCCTGTTGAATGGATTTCGATATACATCTTGTGGGATGGTATGCCTGCTATGATTCACGACATTGTTCTCTCCCTTCCACATATAGGTGCTCATTTGCTATGAGGGCAGCCAAGAGTCCATCAGCCGGGTCAGGGAATTGGTCTTTGACCATGAGCCAATTGTCCCAAACGTCCCTGAGCCTGAGGATGACTTTAGCTCTCCTGAAACAACTATTATCAATATCAAAACGAAATGCTAGGATATGGGGACTCATCTAGCCCACCAGTTTGAAGGACACACTCGGCACCGCATCCTTCTTGATGACGCCATCCCAATCCATGTGGTCGGCAATGCCGCGCCAGTCAATTTTGACGATGGGTTTGGGGTGTACAGTTTTGGTGTACTGCTCCACTAGCTCTGCCTGAGCCTCTGGTTCGGCAGTCGCCGTGGGATGACTCATGACGGTCTTTTCCCAATCGTAGATGGTTCGGCCTGGATTGAATTTCGCCTCAAGATTTCCAATAGCTTGAGTACGCCCCATAAGCAACACATGCTCGGCGAGTTCAATCTCAAGTGCCACAACCTGGTCCATCAAATCCCCCAGCGCCAACATCTTCAGTGCGAAATCCCGGTTGTTCATTTTTCTCTCCCTTTCCCAGTTTTGGGTCAAAATGGAAGTGCTCAGACAAGAGTCTCAACAGCCCCTGTTTAGAAGCATCAGTGCCCCATTCCTCTGTGTGGTCCGACTGATAGGTGAAACCAGTCCCGTCAGGCAATACCGATAGTCGATAGCCTGCCTTGCGAAATTCATGAATTTGGGCACCGTTGAGCGGAAAGTCAAATGGAAATGTGTTAGTGTCCCAGTCTATCCGGTATGGCCGTGCCCAGCGTACCACACCCGGTTGCCAGCTGATTCCTTCACCCGTTTCTGGGGTCACGGTCACGGGCATCGGAGGTCGTTTGAACAGTCCCTTCTCCCAGGGGATTTCATCCACCTGAGATTCTGAAGCAACGTCCAACCAGTAGGCAGTTCGTCTCTCGGCATCCCAGTCAAGTTTGCGCATCCAAAGTTCAATCGTGTGAATGTGATGCTCCATCAGCTTCTCAAGTACAGTTCCGGTGCGGGTATCAACAAGATTCATGTTAGGTCCTTTTCTCAATAGCAATGTATGCGACACGAATTTCAATTGATTCTACCTTACCCAGTAGCGTTTCAAAAATCCCTGGAGGTCCCTGGTCAATGTATACCTGACAGGGCACAAATCCTTTTCGGGCCATCCTGATGAGTTGTTTCCGGTATTGCTTCAGGTTGCGGTATACTTCAATTGGGCCTTCCATCCTAGTCCTCTGGTCCATTGACCCAGGTACAGGGACGGTCAAATTTCGCTCCATAGCCACATTCCTCACCACGTTCTTTGTTGCTGAGCAGAAATGGCCCTAGCTCTGGGCCAACACGTCGGATGAGCAGACGGCGCATTGCCAACAGTATCGGTACCCACTCATTGGTATCGGCCTGGCAACATAGCCGCTGCCTCATCACGGTCTGTAGCGTTCGTAGGTTCACGGACCAATAGACATCGGTCAGGATGTTCGTTGGGAGCAAGCCTCTGGCAGCCTGTTTTGAGATACCTCGTTCAACCATCGCCCGATAGCTGGAAACAGCATGGCGCACTGCCAGTTCGTAAGTCATCAGCTCATTCCTCGGCAGTTCGTTTGTAGCCAGCACCCGGATAGTCCTCAGGTTCGCAAAGCGCATGGACTCCTGAACATAGGCCACGCCGATGCGAGTCCTCACCAGCTGGTGGGTGAATGCCCTGGTCACGCCTTGGAGTAGGAATACAAAGTTGATAAATTCGAGTGGCGTTTGCAGAGAGGTCTTTTCCAGTTCCTTGGTCCAGCTCAGCTTTATTGTTAACTCTGGCGTGAACACTCCGGTGTATGCTTGTGTCAACGTCGCCAGAAGCGGCACCGCATCCGATTGCTGACTTACCAGATTCACTTGAAACGCTGGAGGTCTTACAATTTCAAAATTCAATCCGTCAGACATTTGATTTTTCCCTTTCATCATAGCTTCTCCGCTATGACCATCTGAGTGGTTCCTTCTATTTCATTGAGGGCACAGCTTGCGACTGGTCGGACAATATCAACGGGCAGTCGGCCTTGTGGGTCAAAAACAGCATCCCACTCTCTTTTGTGGGAAAACAACGTGAACTCATCGAGAATGAGCAATCCGCTATCCTCCACCAGATTCAGCAGCTCTCCCCTGGACCACTCGTACAGGTGATACTTGTGGGTTTTGTTGTGGTGGTTCGGAGTAGGAACAGTCATCACGATGATGCCATTTGTAGCCACCGCATCAACCAGCTGCTGGAAATAGTCGATGCCATCTGGTTTTGTCAGATGCTCCAACGTATCGGCTGAAATGACAACATCAAACGGCTCTTCATCCAGGCTGCTGATATTGAGTACATCCATTTCACGCACATCGATATTTCTGCGCAGCAATCTCGCCACAGCAACTTTTTCCTGGTCCAGCTCAACCCCGATATAGGTGAAGCTGGTTCCTTTGGTTCTGCGCGCATCTCTGAGCAGCGTGTATTGCTCACCGTACCCACACGCTGCATCCAGCACTCGCAAGTGCCGTCCTGTTTCCCTGTTGGCCCAGTTCGCTGCTGTTTTTGTCCATTTCAGGATATTGTGTGCGACGATGAGTTGACGCAGAGTCGCGGCAAGTACCAGCCAGGGTTTGCGGGAGAAGTCAAACAATGGAGACAGCTCTCCTACCGACACCCCAGGTGGATAGTCTGGAGTGACCTTTTTGGGTCGGCCTGGTTTGCCTTTTGGGTTGGTGCTGTATTCTCCCTGCCGTCTTGCTCTTGCCTCATTCATTTTTCGCTCCAAAGATGTTATCTGTTTTCAGCCAGTAATAAGCGATGGCTGCGTAGTTGTGAGCATCAAGTAGCGCATCCTCCAAGGATTTCCGCAACTCTTGGTCGCCGTGCACGAGTTTGGTCAGGTTCTCCAAGTTCAGGAGGATGCCCCTGATGCGGGCAACGTCGGTAGTAAGAGTGATGGCAGCGCCCAGCAACCCAGTCTCAGCGGTCGCATCACCGTATTGAGAACCACGGTCCCAATAGATTTCTTCACCCGCTATGCAGGCTGCCTGAAAATCCGCGATGCGGTGAGCCAGCCATTTTGGCTTTTTCATCCGCTCTGCTGCTTCCAATAGCTCGTTCACCCGGTCCAGTTGTTTGAGAATCTCTGGCCTTTGTCGGGCAAATTCTGTGGCAGCCTCATCGATTGACCGGACATCAATTTCTTGCCCATCTTCTCCCTCAATGAAGCCATCAGATAGTCCAGGCTGGTCCTCGTAGGGCACCCCAGGAATTAGTGGAGAATCGTTAGTCATTGCTTTCGCCTCCAAAGTATTCTGCTACATCCATCGAAAAAGTATCCACCCGGTAGATGTTGGGATGGTCAGGCGAATCCAAATTGTACGGTTGGTTGCGCATCCAAACCTGGAATCCATGCTCAGCGTATCGCAGCGCCTCCATTGGCGCATCCTCCCAGCACACCACATCGTGGCCTTTTTCTCGGAGTCTTTTTGCCAGGGCCAGCCGCTCTCCCCCCATTAGCCAGAGTTGGTCCGGCTGCCGGATGTGGTGCTTGAGCCAAGTGTAGGAGTCTATCCATGAACGGCTCAAGTATTTTGGCCGGGCAGTCACCGCACACAATCCTACGTTCTGCCCTATCAGCCTCAGAGCATTGGTAGCATCGACATATGACGGCAGGTCCTTGTAGCCGCCATTTTCTTCAAACGTATTTTTGTGGCGATGGTACACTTCATAGTCTAGCCCGGTCGCCAGGTCCATTTCGTAGTGCTCCTGACGGTTGTCCTCAGCACCTTCCTTTGAACGCAGGTAGCTTACCAACCCGGTTCGGTAGTCGGCAACGGTCCCATCCATATCAAAGAGGATGACACGATGGTAAGGTATTGTGAGGTCTTGGTCTTGTTGCCATTGAAAGCTCAATACCTCATTTTTCTCCAGCACATACCCCAGCATATCCTCTGGGGTGAATCCCCACTGTTGCCACAGAGATAGCACGAATTTCGTCAAGTCCGCAAGTTCACGGGCAAGATTGGATTCAATGACCTTCCCTGACCTGGCTCTGTTCTTTTTCCAGTGTAGCTCTCTGAGCACCTCATCCATTTCGCTGACCATGCCCAGAATATAAGTCAGGGTCCACTCAGTCGGGTCTTTTGAGCCGTCTCTCTCCCGAACAAGGTCATTGTACTCACTCTGCCCATTCCAGGCAGCTACCAAATCTCTGCCCAGCTGGACAATTCTGCTGGCATGAGCTAACTGCGCCAAATCCCCAACCGGATAGCCGTGCCCAGGCACTGCACCCTGAGATTGAATATTGTAGTTCTTGTGTGTTGTCGGCATCAAATTGTCTCCAATCGTCGCCGGATAGCTGGGAGAACGTCGCTGGCAAGGTATCGTCTGTCACCTGTGGCGAAACGTCCTGCGACCAAAACGTGGTCTGGAAGCTCAGTCTCAAAAGTGGTCAGCTTTTGTGATGGGTGTAGGTCGTGGATGTAACGGGTCTGTGTAGGCCAGCGCATCGGCAACTCAGCGGTCTTGGTCATTTCAATCCAGCCATAGCCTATTGCGTAGTCTGCCAGCGGCAACGCCACACGGACAATGTCTCTATGGGCCAAAGCCAATCGACCATCATAAATGAACCAACCCGGTCGGATTGGGAAATCAGGCAAGAGGTCTTTCAAATCCTGCAGGGGTACACGAGCAATCGGGGTAGAATACAAAAATGGCTGGTTTCTGTCCGCAAGTGGGAAGGTCAGGACGATGAAATCATACTGTGCAGCGAGTTGTAGCAACGAGTCTAACACAGGCTGGATGGGTTCATACTTCATATGACAATACATCAGCAGGGCCTTTTTGATGTCTCTATGCGGCCACCAGGCCTTGAAAACGGTTCTGGGTTGGCCGTCTCCACCTGGGAATGAGCTATTGTAAAGGATACCCCATTGCTTGATTGAATAAGTCTCTTTCAGACCCAGCCCCACGTGACTGATAGTTGTACCCGCAAAACGGTCCTTGAGTGATTGGGGCAGGTCGTGGAAATAGAATGGGCCTTGCGGCAGCGCAGCCATCTCAGCAGCCTGAATCGTCACTGCAAAACCACGGTCATATAGCTCTCTGGCTGCCAACAACCCGGTTGGCCCAGCTCCCAGGACAAGTGCTTTTCCGTTCATGTCACTTTCCCTTCCTTTTCTTGGTTGATTTCGTTGCGGCCGCTCGGAGCAGCCTGTAATACTTGATAAGACTCAGGGCATCGCACTCGTGCCGAGTCCATCCCTTGTGGCCCCTCATCAGAGTCTTACACTGAGGATTGGGCTTCCAGTCGCCCGGTGAAACCAGGTGAACGGTATAGCCATACTCAAGCAATGCGTCTAGCGCCTGGATGTATTCCGGTTGGTTTGGTGCCGCTCGTTCAAGCACCACAACCAGGTCATCGCAGCGGTATTGCCCAAGCTTGGCGTATACATCCAACAAACGGTTAGTAGCAAAATTGCAGATAACAGTCCCAGCGTCGTTGACGATAACAAACCCATTTGTCTCTCCCGTATCAAGTCCTGCGATTTTCATTCGGCTCTCCATGGGAGCGCAGAGCGTGTGCCCTGCGCTCCCCAACACTCATCGGTTCGCTCAGGTCCTAGTCGTCACCCCAGAGGTCGTCAAGGGCATCGTCCAGTTCCACTTCTGCCTCTGCTTCTGCTTCGGCAACCTCGGGCTCATCGTCCAGGTCAGGTGCCATCTCAGCCGCAACGTCCTCAGCAGCCTCTCGCACCGCCGTCTCTTCAGCCTCTGCCGTGGCCGATTCCTCAGCCCAGCTCTTGACCCGCTCGGCAACATCCTCTCGTGCAATGAACTCACCCACCTGTAGCCGTGAACGTCCTTCCCATTCGTGATGGTCCAACTTGGCATAGAATCGCTTGCCCATGAACCACTGGGTGTTGCCAATCTTGCCATCATCAGGGGCACCCAGCGCATTCAGCGCCTCTTCCATCTTCCAGCGTGCCGATGGCGACATGGACAAATTGGCGTAAAACACCCTGCCACTCCATTCCTTGTGGCGCGGGTCATCGATGGAGCACTCGCATGACAAGTACTGGTAGTTGCTGGGCCCATCGTTCAAGTCCACCTTGCGGATGACGCAACGGTACACGCCAGCAGGCGGCAGCCCAGAGGTCCGTTTCAACGGTATGTCGATTTTGCTAATTGCTGAATCATTCATTGTTTTCACACTCCCCTTTTGCTAGTTATGGCTTTTCAGCCTTTGGATGGTGTTCCCTTCTGTACTGCGGGCAGTTTCTTTTTCGGTTTCTTTTTCTTGCTCACCTTTCCTTTCATCACGGCCCAGGTTGGGTTGTCCATCTTGGCGCCAGTGAATACTCCAAAACGGTCCTTGGTCACTGCATCGGCTCTGTCGAATGATAGCGTAGCAACTTTTGGCCCGGTCTTTTCCACAAGGCCAACCAGGTCCATCGCCTGTAGCATCGGCTCCGCTATGGCCTGCCCCAAGAACGTTGGCTTGTGCAGGACGTCAAAACTGCCCTCTTCCATCTGGGCGGTGAAG